AAAAAAGACGGCACACGGGGCTGGACTAAGGCGGCACTACCAGCCAAGCCACAGTTTGAGCATCTGTGCCAAGTCGCCATATACCAGAAGGCCACTGGGCTAGAGCCACATCTGGCCTACGTTAGCGCTACAGGTGGTGTTATATTTACACCCTCCAACTGCGAAGAACTACAGCCGGAATATCTGGCGTTTTGTTTAGAGGAGATGCGCGGCAGGGCTATCCGCCGCCAGAACCTGATGAAAGTATCGGATGATCCGAAGGTATTGGATGGGCTGTTAGACCCAGATTTTCAGCATCCGTTTTACTGGGATGAAGAGTTCATGGAAGAAGCAAAGGAGCTATGGAAAGTATGAGCAATATATTCGCAACCATGTCACAAATCGACACTCGCAAGCTGGTCGAGAAAAAGAACGGGTTTACCTACCTGAGCTGGGCGCACGCTCTGCGGCTGTTAAAACAGCACGTTCCAGATGCAATGGTGACTAAGCACATTTTTAAGCAGGCGGATGATACCTATCTGCCCTATATGCTGGACGCACAGGGCTATGGCTATGTGCAGGTCACTATCACGCTGGGCAAGGATGAACCAGCCACCACAGAGATTATGCCAATTCTCAACCACGCTAATCGCCCTGTTCAAAAGCCCAACAGCTTCGAGGTGAACGCCTCCATACAGCGTTGCATGGCTAAGGCTATCAGCATGGCAACGGGCTTGGGTTTGCATTTATATGCTGGCGAAGATATGCCAGCACCATCACCAGTTTCTGCTGGCTCGGACAACTCCGAGCAGAAGGCAGAGAGGGGCGCGGCATCTGGGCAAACTGTAGAAAACCGTGATGTCTTTAAAAATACCGAGCGTTCGGATGTCGCAAACACCCCCCAGAAGATAACGTCACCCCTATCCATTGCGGATGAGGTGGCCTTATGCCCCGATATGGATAGCCTGAGAGCGCTGTACAATCGGGTGCAGTTAAAGCTGTCAGCAGAGGACAGGCAATTATTCACCAAAAAGAAACAGGAGTTAGCAAATGGCTGAATATGAACAGAAGGATATGACGGCTTCGTTATTTCCTAACGATAAGGGCGATAATGAAAAGCGCCCAGACATGACTGGTTCTATGACAATCGACGGGACAAAGTACAGCCTGTCAGCGTGGAACAATGAATCAAAGGCGGGTAAGCCTTACATGAGCATCAAAATATCCGAGTGGCAAGAAAGACCAGCCGCTAATGGTGCGGGTCAGGCTATGGATGATGAGATTCCATTTTAATGTTTAAGCGTGATAAGAAGCGGCAAACAAAGCAATCGAGGTATCCAACAGTCGATAATTATGCAGACTGCTATCATTGCGGAAACCGCTTCAACTATCGCTATCAGGGAACGATTACCCTAGCGGGAAAGGAGTTTTGTAACGATGTCTGTGCTAGAGAAAATTATCTTAAAATTCTTAGGGAAAACGGAGAGAGTGTCCCGTTCGATGCACTATGACCAGCGCATTGAGCGAGTTGTCCAAGCAACCAGCGAAGTCACAGGAGTGCCAGTCTTGGAACTGCTGTCTAAGAGAAGGCTCAACGCGAATGAGAGACACATCGCTATGTATCTGTCAGTCAAACTGCTGGGTTGTAGCTATCCAGAAGTGGGCAGGGCATTTGGGCGTGACCATACCTCAGTCTACTACGCCATCAAGAAGCTCGATAAAAGAGGCCGTGGACGGTCAAAAACCACCCGAATTTTGAAGGAAATTGAGCGGTGTCTGAGCGCATGATTCTTAGGTACGTTGTGCATGGTCACATCAAAGAACGTGAGGAAAATGGGTGGGTTATTGTATCCCACCTGTCCTACCCTCACAGCCAACACGCAGTGCTGATGAAGAAGGTGGAAGATGAAAGACCCAGTGAACCATCCTGAGCATTACACTAGCGGAAACATCGAGTGCTTAGATGCTATCAAGTCGGCGCTCGGTGATAATTACAAATACTATGTGCAGGGGAATGTGCTAAAATATATCTGGAGATTTAACCACAAAAACGGGCTGGAAGATTTAAAGAAGGCTCGGTTTTATCTGGATGACCTAATCAAGCATGATGACCCTGCATAATAAATTTGTAGCAGATGTAAATTTATCTCAAACAACATCCGGCCTAGCCGGAGAATATATAGCCGCCGCGTCAGTCCTTGCTAGGGGCTGGCGCGTTGCTTTAGCGCAACAGGACGCTGTTGACCTGATAGCGTGGCATCCAGATACAGGCGAGATGATGCGGATACAGGTCAAGGCTTGTCAGGCATCTCGGCAGGGCGCGGGGCATAAACATCGCGTCCATTTTCAGACAGGGCTGGGCGGTAAAAAAAGACTGCCCACAATCGCCGACTATGACATTCTGGCTATGGTTTCTACTGAGCAACGTGTGGTATGGTATTTACCTGTAACTTCCATAAACGCAAAGAAGTTCACCAAGCACACAACATTTTTTGAAGCGCCCGATATCGAATCAGATAGCTGGGCGCAAGCAGTGGAGATTATTAATGAAGCAAGTTCCAAATCGCAGACCGTGCATAACAACAAACGTGGGCGCAGGTATGGCAGTAACCGTTAGCTTTTGTCCAACAACGGGTGAGGCTATAGAGGTGTTTATGTCACAGCGCGGTAAGGCCAGCGATAACGAACTGACAGAGGCTATGTATAATATGGGCGTTACTGCGTCCAAGCTGATGCAAGGCGAATTTGAGGAGGCGGTCTAATGGATGACAGCGTGGACAAGCTGATAAAGCAACTGAAAAAGCATGAGGGTAGTGTCAAGGAAAAGGACAAGCACATCCTTTACAAAGACCACCTCGGATATGAAACCATTGGCTATGGCAGGCTAATTAGCCCAGAGATGGGCGGTGGTTTATCTGACCATGAGGCAGAATATCTGCTGATGAATGACTTGGACACCTATATGACTGCCGCCAAGAGCTATAACTGGTACGCTGGTTTGAACGATGCTCGGAAGGCGGTTATCGTGAATATGCTGTTCAATATGGGGCAGACCAACTTCAACAAGTTTCTGAAGATGAAGCAGGCGCTCGATGTGGGTGACCACGCAGAAGCCGCAAAGCAGATGCTGGATTCTCGCTGGGCAAAGCAAGTCAAAGGCCGGAGCGCAGAGCTGGCGAAACAGATGGAGACAGGCAAATGGCAACAGTCTTAGACGAATGGAAGGTGCTACCGCGGCTAGCTTTTTTATGTCAAATAATACTTACATGGACGGTGTGTTACTGGTTCATGGATTTACCTGCTGAGGATAGGACAGTTGAGACAAGCGGATTTGTGAGCATTGTAACCACAATGTTGTCAGCATCATTCGCCATCTGGCTAAACAAGGAGAAGTCATGATACAAGCACTGATACCAGCCGTTAGCGGCATACTAGATAAATTTATTCCTGACGCAGACACCAAGAACAAGCTGGCGCATGACCTAGCCACAATGGCTGATGAACACGCTCAGGAGCTTGCTCTGGCGCAGTTAGAGGTTCTCAAGGCAGATGCTAAGGGAAACTGGTTTCAGGCAAGCTGGCGGCCTCTAATCGGCTGGATATGCGGGTTGTCTCTGGGCATCAATTATATGGTAGCACCGATTGCCGCTGGCTTCGGGCTAATCATACCGCAGGCAGATATGTCTGTAATGATGCCGCTACTGTTCGGTATGCTGGGCATAGCTGGTATGCGTAGCTATGACAAGAAAGCAAAGACGGATACCAAGTAATGCCGGAGTGGTGGGAGTGGTGGTTGCTAGCCATGCTGACGATAAATACTGGCGTTAATTTAGTCGTGTTCTTTGTGGGCAGAAAGTTCAAGCCATAAGAAAACCCCCCAAGCCGAAGCTCAGGGGGCAGTCAGGGAGGAAAGGACTGACATCAGAAAGGAGTGAAACTTTGACAGTCCTCTCTCCTTTGTACAAAAGATAGCGCCGCATTGCAAGAAGCGAAGCACATCACCTGCACCAGTTTTCTTCCGTCAAATATCTGCACCAGCCAATCACCGCGCTTTGGGCGTTGCTTTACTTTGTGCCTGTAGGTTGTTAGCCACATTTCTGCCTCCTATATAGTTTCTGCGCCAGACCAGCTTGTCATAGGCTCTGAGCGTTTCCCTGCTGATGGGTTGCCCCGCATGGTCAGCATATTGGAACTGCTCGTTAAGCTGTTCTATGAGGGAGTCAATCTCCCCCACAGAAAAGCGTACATCAAATCGTTTCCAGCATATAGGCTTCATAACAACTCCTTTTTCTGTTAGCTACAGATTAAGCCTAAGAAGGATATTGTCAACAAAAACTTTACTCTATGTTAAGGGAATATTCTGGAGAGCACCATCACCGCCGCAATGATGAACACAGTCAGTCCAGCAACCACCGCTGACCATGTGATGATTT